CGCTCCGTTTTGGCCGACCTGTCGCGGATCATCCTGCGCAAGGCTGTGGCGGGGATGTCCAGCGGCTTCGGCGGAGGCGGTGCCTACACGGGAACGCTGAGTTCACTCTTCTCCGGCGCATGGGGCTTCTCATCCGGTGGTTACACCGGCGACGGCGGCGTGCTCGAGCCGGCGGGCGTCGTCCACAAGGGCGAGGTGGTCTGGTCTCAGGCCGATATCGCGCGCGCAGGTGGCCTGGGCGTCGTAGAAGCCATGCGCCGGGGCCTTCGTGGATTCGCAGATGGCGGAGTCGTTGGTCAAAGCGCACCGCCCATTGCGGGTGGTGGCTCAATCAACGTGCGTGTGATCAACGCGCCCCCCGGCACGTCAGCGACGGCAACGCCGAACGGTCAAGGCGGCTTCGACATCGACGTCCTGCTGGGGCAGGTCGACAGCTTCATCGGCGGCCAGGTCGCCAGCGGGCAGGGATCAACGTACTCGGCCGTGAAGAGCCGCTTCGGCGTTAAGGACTCGGTGTGATGGCAGAGCTACCTTCGGTTGCACGGGTCATGTTCGACGGTCAGAAGCGATCCTTCGATCCGTCCGTCGAACGTACCGAGATGGAACGTGGCGTGCCCAAGCAGCGCTTGATGAACAGCCAAGTGCTCATCAAGCAGGCCATGACCCTCTATTTCTCCAGCATCGCTGATGTCGGCATCTTCGACGACTGGTACTTCGGGGAAATCCAGCGCATTGGCTGGTTCACCATGGCGCACCCGTACTCGGGTCAGACCATCACAGCTCGATTCGAGGATGGCGCCTTGGGCGACCTCGTGCCCGACGAGAAGCTGCCGGGCGACTTCAGGATGGACGTGGTGGTGGAGTACCTGCGATGACCACATTCACTGAACGAAAGCAGCGCGTCACCGACACGAGCGGGACCCTGCTGTTCCTCAGCATTTCCGCGCCGTCGTTGGCGGGTCCACTGCGCATCGTCAATGACACGCGGGACTGGGTAAGCCAGGGTGTTGCCTACCAGGGCGTTCCGTTCGGGTTCAAGCTTCCGGACGACAACCGTGGTCAGTCGCCCCGCGCGCAGCTGGTGCTGGACAACGTTGGCCGGGGAATCTCCGAAGACCTGGAATCGCTCGGACCGAACGAGCTGATGATGGCCAGGCTGATGATCTCTGACCGTGCCAATCCAGATGTCTACGAGCGGGACTACTACCTGCCCGTGACCATGGTTTCAGTGTCCGGTGCCACCGCCTCCGCCCAGTGTGGCGTCGACTTTCTGATGCGGCAGCAGGCTGTGCGCCTGCGCGCCAATCCTTTCACCCTCCCTGGAATTTTCTGATGCGATTGGCCGATGTCGAGGCGCTGGTCGGCGTTCCGTACTGCGAGCGCACCTGCGACTGCGCGGATTTCGTGGTGCTGGTCCAGCGTCAGCTGTTCGGACGGGTGGTGCAGCTACCTGGTGGCCGTCCACGCGGAGCCGCGGGGCAGGCCGCCATCGGGGAACTGTCGCGGCCCTACGGAGGTGCCGTGGCTACGCCCGCGGATGGGGACCTGGTGCTGATGATCGAGCACGGCCATAAGCGTGCCAGCCATGCCGGCGTCTACTTCCACCTTGCTCATGAGGGCTGGGTGCTGCACTCCAATGAGAAGAACGGATGCAGTGTCCTGCACCGTGTTCGCGACCTGCCGGACTTCGGCTTGAGGATTGAGGGCTACTACCGATGGGTCTGATCGACACCGCTCCACTGATCATCACCCCGCATCCGGTGACGCTCGACGGCCAGCGCGCCGTTACTGCTGAGCTTCAGCAGGGAGAGCGGCTTGGCGCCTTCCTGGCGCGGACCGTGCCGGATTACAGCGGCGACCTGTGGGAAGTGCGCATCAATGGCGTCGTCGTGCCGCACGAGGTCATGGATCGCGTGCGGCCGAAGGGCGGAACGGTCATCGAGGTCCGTGGCGTGGTCAAGAAGACCGCGTTGATGATCGTTGCTCTGGTTGCGCTCACCGTATTCACCATGGGCGTCGGCACGGCGATCGTAGCCGCCGGCTACGGCGCTGCCGTGGCCGGCATGGCCCAGGCCGCCATTTATGCCGCGGGCTCGCTGCTGATCAATAAAGTGCTGGGGCCGAAGCCGCCCAAGCCGACCGCGAGCGACGCTGGCGCTGTCTACAGCCTGGGAGCAGCGCGCAACCAGCCGCGGCCATATCAGCCGCTGCCGCTGCTGCTGGGTGGGCCGCTGTTGATCGCGCCCGACGTGGCGAGCAACCCCTACAGCTGGTACGAAGCGGACGATCAGTACCTGGCGATGACGCTCGCTGCCGGCATCAACGTGGGGCGCGTGGAGGCGCTGTACAACGGGGATGCACTGCTGTCCTCATTCGAGGGGGTGACCGTTTGGCACAACGGCTTCACGGGCATGCCCAACGAGGCGATCCCGCTCTACAGCAACGCCGACACGATCAACGGCGGCGCGCTGGAGGCGGAGAAGGGCCAAGCAAGCCCCTGGGTGCAGCGCACCAGTAGCCTGAACACGATCCGCCTGAAGGTGGACGTTGACTTCATGCTGTTCGACACCACCAGCAAGGGCAAGCCGAAGGACAATCAGGAGACGATCGAGGTCCAGTACCGCGCCGTCGGCGTCACGAACTGGAGCATCTTCGGGTCCTACCCGATCACCAGCCGGTCCCAGAAGCAGCAGCGCCGCAGCTACTCCAAGGATGTGCCGGAGGGGCAGTACGAGGTGCGGGTGCGCATCGCCGGTCGCAACACTGACGGCAGTGGAGCGACCAGTGATTTCACCTGGTCCACCCTGACCAGCATCCAGAAGGACACTGCCGACTACGCCGGCCTGGCCCGGATCGGCATCCGTATGAAGGCGACGGGCCAGCTCAACGGTCAGCCGGACGAGATCCGCTGCGTCGCGCATGCAGTGCCGGCACCGGTGTGGACTGAGGCAGGGTGGGTCACCCAGGAGACCAACAATCCCGGTGCGCTGATCCTCGCCTACGCCCGTGGTTTCAAGGACCAGAATGGCAAGCTGATCGCCGGCATCGGCCTGGACGATGTGCAGATCGATATCGAGGCGCTCAAGGCGTTCATGTTGTTCTGCCAGGCCAACGGCTATGGCTACTCGCACTACATTAAGGACGTTCGCAGCCACGACGACGTGCTCGGTGCCGTCGCGCTGGCTGGCTTCGGGCAGATCAGCTGGGCGGGCGGGCGGCTTTCGGTGGCCTGGGTTGGCTCCGAGCAGCCGCTGTCCGGCGTGGTCAACATGGCCACGATCAAGAAGGGGCAGTTTCAGGTTGACTACACCCTGGCCAACGCCGCCGACGGGATCGAGTTCACCTTCTTCGATGCGACTGACTGGAAAACCAAGACGCTGCGCGTCGCTGCGCCGGGCGTCACCACCATGCTCAACCCGGCCACGGTGGAGGGCGAGGGCATCACCAACGAGCGGCATGGTGCGCAGATGGCGCGCTATCACCTCGCGCAGTCCCTCTACCAGTACAAGGACATCACCTACAGTACCGACATCGAACACCTGAGCTACCGCCGCCTGTCGGTGCTGGCCCTGCAGCACGACCTGACGCAGTGGGGTTTCGGCGGGCGGCTGGTATCGGCGACTGCGGCCAATGGCGTCATCACCCTGAAGCTGGATGACGCCGTGCCGGCGCCGGCAAACGGCAACGCATGGATTGGACTGCGTGTTCCCGGCGAGCGCGTGTACCGCGTGTTCGGCGTTCAGCCGTTCAGCGGGACCAGCGAAACCATCCGCCTGACTGGTCAGTGGCCGGCTGACGCCCCGTTGCCGGGCGCCGCCCCGGCCAATCCCGCCCACGACACCATCTGGATCTACGACTTCAAGCAGACGCCGGGCTACCGCGTACGCGTCACCGGAGTCGAGCCGGAAAGCGACCTCAAGGGCGCAAAGGTGTCGGTGGTGCCGGAGCCGCCCGAGTTCTGGCATTACGTCCTGACGGGCGAGTACGTGCCGCCGGCGAACCCGAACCCGGTGATCGACCGCCCGATCGCCAGTGCCTTGACCATCAGCGAGCAGCAGGTGGTTCAGGGCGATACCGTCTTCACTGAACTGACCGCCACCTTCGCCATCACTGGCCCGGTGGGCAACATCGTGGTGTCGGCCGCGGGCAGCGATGGCGTGTTGAACGAGGTGGCCCAGACCACGACCCGGACGGCGACGTGGCGCATCTCGCACGCCGATCAGTACACCGTGGTCGTCCGGCCCTTCAGCCCCGACGGCCGGGCAGGTGTCGCGGTATCCGGCATCTACGTCACCGCCGGTGCGGACGTCCCGCCTCGCCTGGTCGACTTCTTCGACGTGGACGAACTGTCCGGTGGCGTGCGCATGTACAGCTGGGGGTTCCTGGCCGACAGCATCCAGTCGCCGGACTTCGCTGGGGTGGAGGTCCGCTACATCGCCGGCGCCCACACGGAGCCCGTGTGGGACCAGATGACTCCGATTGGGGGCGGTGGGTATCACCCCGTGCCGTTCGACGCCGTGGTGCCCGAGGCGGGGCAGTGGACCTTCGCCTGCCGGAGCGTCAACACGTCGGGCGAACTCTCCACGAACGCCAGGGTGGTCAGCAAGCTGCTGGGCGCCAATCTGGGGGAGGTGATCGGTGGCATCGGCGAGAGCCTGGAAGAGCAGACCCGCAAGCAGATCGAGCAGCAGCGTCAGATCGACCAGGAGAAGCTCGACCGCATCAGTGGCGACGCCCAGGAAGCCTTCAACCGCGCGAACGACATCGCGGCCGTGAATGCCTCAATCGCCGCGGAGACCGCGTTCCGTGTTGCTGCCGTGCAGGGCGTCGCCAATGACCTTCAGGACACGGCCAACGAACTGGCGCAGGAGAAGCTCGCGCGCGCAGAGGCCATCCTGAACGAGAAGCTGGAACGCGTGGCTGCGGTCGAGAACCTGACCACCACTACGCAATCTCAGTTCGAGTCCGTGGCCCAGCAGATCGGCTCGGTCGCCGCCGGCAGTGGCACGCAGTTCGACCAGAAGAAAATCTGGTACTTCGACACCACCACCGACGGGTGGACGTCCAACGGCACACCCACCGTAGTGGACGGGATGCTGCGTCCGGCGAACAGCACGACCGCATACGCACAGACCCCGGCCGGCATCGGCGTGAATGGAAACTCCTACCGGTTCATCAAGACCCGGGTTAAGCGGGTGGGCAACCCGCCCTGGCGCGGCTTGGTGCGGTGGACGACCGATGCTGACCAGACGTGGGATGACGCGAAGTCGGTCACCATCCCGTTGCCCAGCTTCGATGCCAGCGGCCTGGCCACGGTCGACATCGACCTGATCCCGTGGAATGGCCCGTCGCCGGTCCGCGCCGTCCGCATGGCGATGGTCACCGTCCAGACGGCCACCGACTACCTGATGTACGACTACGTCGCGGTCGGCCGTCCTACCCCGGGCGCCGGCGTGGCGCAGGTACAGGAGGTGCAGACCGCCCTGCAGCAGGCCGACCAGGTCATCGCCAGCAGCGTGACGACTCTGGGCGTGCAGATGCGTGGCCAGTACGAAGGCACGGATCCGCTGCAGCTGACCAGCGGCTTGATGTACAACGAGATGACTGCGCGCATCACGGCTGACCAGGCACAGGTGCAGCGGATCAGTGCGATGGAAAGCCGCATGCCCACCGGCAGCGGAAAGCTCGCGTCCGAGGCACGGGTCAGCTCACTCGAGGAAGCCACTACCACCGCCACAAGCGCCCTCGCGCAGTCGATCACCAATATCAACGCGACGCTGCCTGCGATGATCGTGCAGGGCAGCAATCACGCATTGAACGGTACATGGGAATCCGGCCGCGACGTGGGCTGGACGTATGTCAACCCGGGAACGACGCTGAATGTCGTCAACGAGGGGCGCAGCGGCCTGTGCTTGCGTGTGGATGGCGGCACGGGGGTGCGGCAGGCACTGGTCAATGGCAACGCCAACGTCACGGTTGTCCCCGGCCGGACCTACCGCGTGAGTTGCTGGTACAGGACCACGGCCGATTACAACGGAACTTCCAGCAACGGCAAGTTGCGGCTTGGCAACCAGACCGGTGGCCAGATTGGCAGCAACACCTTCGCCGCTAACCGTGTGGACTGGACGTACACCGAGCGGGTGCACGCGGTGCCGACCGACGGCAGCGTTACCGCCTATCGGGTGGGGATCCTGGCAGACCACACCACAGGCACCCTGTGGGTTGATGACGTGATGATCGAGGAGGTCACCGAACTCCTCGCCAACGCGCAAGGACTGGTTGCACTGACGAATACCGTCACGCAGCAGGGGCAGCAGATCACGGCCCAGGCCGGCTTGATCAGCGCCCTGCGCACCGACGTGGACGGAAAGGCAAGCAATTCCGCGCTGCAGTCGCTGCAGTCGCAGGTAACCCTGCAGGGCAGCGACATCACCAGCCTGGGTCAGTCCGTCACCAACATCACCGCCTCGCTGAACAGCATCGGCGGTGACAATCAGTTGGCGGATAGCGGTTTCGAGCTGGGCACGGTTGTGGGCTGGACCACTGGCAGCGGGAACGTCGGAAGCGCCGTCTTCACCCGCACGCTCGTTGATTCGAGTCTGCCGGGCAGCACCAAGGCGTACCGCCTCGCGATGAGTGGCCTGGCCGCAAATGGCTATGGCGAGATCGTCAGCAACACGAGGGTCAAGGTAGCCAAGGTTGAGCCGGGCAAGAAGGTTGCGTACTCGGCCTATGTTCGCGGCACGCCGGGACCGCGTTTCTTCATGCAGATCGCATGGGTGAACGCAGAGGGCGGGGTGATCGGCTACACCGGTACGCCCAGCACCGCGGACTGGGTGGTTCCGGCGGAGACCTGGACCCGGATGGTTTTCGTCCCGACCAATCCGGCCCCGGCAAACGCGGTGGCCGCACGCTGCTACCTGCGTTGCTACGGCAATGGCGCAGCCGACCAGTGGGTGGAGTGGGACAACGTCCAGCTGCAGGTCGGGTCGGTGGCCACCGGCTACATGCCTTCCATGGATGAGCTTTCGATCCAAACGGCCGCGAACGCCAATGCCACGGCCACGCTCACCGGAACCGTCACCCAGCAGGGCCAGCAGCTCACGTCGCTTGGCCAGTCGGTTACCACCGTCAACGCGCAGCTGCAGAACGTAGGCGGCGACAACCTTCTGCCGAATGCCAGCCTTGAGGATCGAGCATCTGATACGGCCGCACCCACCGGCTACACCTCTGGCGGAAGCGTCCCATCGGGTGCCACCCTGGGATACGTTGATTCCGATCTGCCGGGCAGCAGGAAGGCCGTGCGCCGTACGGGCACGTCCACTGCCGCCAATCAGTACCTTGAGATCCGCACCCTTGACAAGACGGTCAAGGCGACAGCCGGCCAGACCTATGTGGCCAGTGCCTTCATGCGTGGCGCGGGCGGAACCCCCTACATCATCATGTGGTTCCTCGACGCAGCAGGTGGAACCCTGGGCGGCGCCCAGTCGGACAGCTTTGTGATGGGCGAGGGCTGGAAGCGCTTCGTAAGCACGCCGCGTCCTGCTCCTGCCGGTACGGCCTTTGTTCGGGTGTATTTCCGTTGCACATCGACTGCCGCAGGGCAGGACATGGCGATCGAAATCGACAACGTGATGCTGCAGCAAGGGGAGGTAGCAACCAACTGGACGCCCAGCGCCAGCGAGATCGCTGCACAGACCGCTGCCAACGCAGCGGCCACCAGCACGCTGACGGGTAAGGTCGATCAGCAGGGCAGCTTGATCACGGCGCTTGGTCAGCAGATCACCACCGTGAACGCGGATCTGAGCCAGTCGAACCGCGCCGGCAGCAACATGGTTGTCGATGGCAGCTTCGAGAATCGTGCGGTGGGTACGGCCATTCAGACCTGGGCTGTGGTCGTGCCGGGTGGTCGGACCGGTAGCAACGCGTTGCAGGTGTCGTTCGCGTCCAACACTCGATCCACGAACCTGCAGACCTTCGATGTGGCGCCAGGGCGGATCTACTACTGCGAATCGTGGGTGAAGCGTGTTGGTCCGGTCGCAGGCACGATGCAGTTGCGGTTCCAGCTGAGCGACAACGGCGCGTCGCCAACGTATCCGAACTTCCAGACGGTCACGCTTTCGACCATTCCCGAAGATGGCTACGTGAAAGTCAGCGGGCGCATCACCATCCCGGACGGGAAGAACCGAGCCGTCCTGCAGCTCAACAGTGCCAGCGCGACCACCAGCGCTACGCAGCTGCTGTGGGACGACTTCGTGCTCCTGGACGTTACGGAAGCCAATAGCGCTCAGCAGACCGCCGATGGCGCAGCCAATGGTCTGGCGTCACTGACGGCGACGGTCACCCAGCAGGGACAAACGATCACTGCGCAGGGCACCCAGATCAACCAGGTCGGCGCGGCTGTCGAGGGCAAGGCAAGTGCGCAGGCGCTGATCGAGTTGGACGCAAAGGTAGTCCGCCAGATGACCGGCGCGGGCAACCTCCTGTCCAACGCCGGGTTCAACGGCGCGACCACCGTCGGGTGGAGCTTCTTCTATTCCGCCGGCAACATCCAAGGCGTCAACCGGTACTTTGCCAGCGGCCCGGGCATGAGCGGGGCCACTGACCCGGGCGTACCGGTGGGGATGCGGGCACTGATCGTTGCCGGAGGCACCAGCAGCGGAGACTTCTTCGTCGCGCCGGACGTTCCGACGCCGATCGATGGGGGCAAAACGTATCTGTTCTCCGCCTACGCTTCGGGAAATCGGGGTGAGCTACGCCTTGAGTGGTACGACGTCAACGACAACCACGTGGGTGATATTGCAGTCTCTGGCAAGTTCACACTGCTTTCTGGTGGCCCCGCGCTGGCCAACTACAGTCGCCTGAAGCTGCGCGCGACCGCACCAGCCAACGCAGTGCGCTGCCGCACCATCTTGGTTACCCCGCTGAACGGAGGATCGTGGTTCACCCGATGGCTGCGCCCGCAGTTTGAGGAAGTGGCATCTGACCAGATCGAGCCGTCGCCTTGGGCCGCCGGCGGCGCTGAAGAGTACGCCAACATCAACATGTTCACCGACGTGAACGGCTACATCGCCGGGATGCAGGTGAAGAACAACGGCGCTACTTCGGCAATCAACATGCTGGCGTCGGCGGTGAACATCCTGACGCCCGGGGGAGCCGACGGCATCGAGATGACGCAGGGTTACATCCGGGTGTGGGCCGGGAATTCCCAGCGCATCATCGGCAACAACTTCGGCACCGAGGGCCTGATCGATTACTTCGGCCCCAACGTGGGCGCTGCGAACGCCAGTAAGGCGAACGCGACGATGTGGATGGACAGGAACGGCAGTGCTTACTGGGGCGGTGCAATCTCGGCCGGCGTGCTGAGGAACGCTAATCAGAGCACGTCGATCGTGACGGTCGGCAATTCGGTGCTGGTTGGCCCCTTCGATACCAACGGACGGAACAAGCAGGTGGTCGTCGGCTTCAACCGGGTTCACACACGTATCAAGGATGACAGCTATGGCAGCAGTGGCTTCGTAGCTGGGGGCGGGCAGAACAGCGGAATCATCAACCTGTACCGCCAGATCGAGGGGCAGTCGGAGACGCTGTGGCAGCAGGTCCAGATCACGGGCGGTGTCGACATCGTCAACGAGGTGGACGGCCCCGACCGGGCGACGTCCACATGGTATGCATCGTTGACCATCAACGACAACGCGGATGGCTCTACGCGCCGCAGCTATCGGGCCGAGACCGCCTCCTTCACTGAGCAGACCGTCAGCCATTCATCGGGAACGTTCAACAAGCAGACGATCACGCAGAGCCTTTCCGTGGTCTCTGTCGAGCAGTAGTGAACCAATTTGCCGGCGTGAAGCGCTGGCGTAACCCCGCTGGCCCGTGAGGGTCACCAACTGGAAGAGGAACTTGCGATGCTCAATCTCAAAATGCGCCTGGCCAACAAGCTCGAGTCCGTTGCGCTGCCGAACAAGCTGCAGCTGACTTTCGATGACCCAAGCGTCACGTCGGGGCCGCAGATCGTGCTCACGGTGGACTACGACGACGGCGCGGCCATGCGTACCGGCCGGTACTACCGCATCAACGCTGCGGAGGAGGTCCCGGCGACGGAATAGTCGCAGAGACCGCCTGAAGACGGGCCACTGCTGCAGTTTCGCCAGGCGCTTAGGCGACTGGTTGCAGCAGATCCTTGCGGTTGTTCCTGGGCGTGTTGACCGCCCGACTGACCCGGTAGGCCTCCATGGATGGGGGCTCGCTGGCCAGCAGCATCGCCATCGCATTGTGCGAGCCGCGCGGCTTTGACTACTGGGAATTCACGCCGCGCTCACGCCTGGGCAGCGATGTTTGAAGCAGAGCGGTAGGGGGACTGCTGGACGCTCAGTGCCCGGGCGTTTGGCCGTGCTCACTCCCCCCACGGGCTTGTAGGACCGCCGCCGTGAATCTTCTCATTTCCCTCGCCGGCCCGGCGTTGGCCGCAGGTGCATTGCTTGCTCTCGTCCATGCAATCGTTTGGGGATGCAAATCCCTGGCTAGCCGTCGCATCCGACGATTGAGTCTCCGGTGATGGACGCGTTTCGCTATGCCTATCGGAAGGCACGCGGTTGGCATACACCAGTCCTTACCTCGGCGTGGGTGGGACTCAGATACTCGCTTACCGGGGACACCGGCTACTTCAAGTCGCATGGTGGCTGGCGCATATCACGCGTCCAACGCGGCGGTGAGTCTTCCGAATAGATCTGGCCTGTGGCCCTGCAAGCAGGACTACTGAAAGTCTTGTAGGCGGTCGCGGCTTATCGCCTGCCGATTGTTGCAAGCCGGGCAGCTGAGGACCGCTGCTCCATTGACGTCCTCCAGATAGCGCTCGGTTGTTGCTGCGAACCATCTTCTGCACAGCATGCAGGTAGCGTCGATGCGAGTGACCTGGATCAAGGTTCCATCTTCGTCCCTGACTCCCTCAACTGAGTTGAGCTGGAACAGCCCAGTGTTCGGCATCTGTTTGTGAATGGGGGGGGGTGACGCCTATCATGCCCGCTTCGCGGAACGCTTCACACCTTGCGTCCGCTTCCAGATGGACTTGGGTTTGCCTTCCCTCCATAGTCCTCTGTAACGCCAGCGGATCACCCTATGAGCATCCTCAACGTCTTAATCAGTCGCGAGCAGATGGTCATTGCAGTCGATACGCTTGCCGAGGACGCTCTCACCGGCGTTCAGTCGGCTGGCGCCAAGATGCTGCTGATCCCCCAGCACAACCTCCTGCTGGCGGCGAGGGGATCTACCCAGTTCTTTCTCCGGATCTACGAGCTGGCGCTGCAGGCGAGCTTCCGGGCGGAGTTCACGCTGGAAAAGCTGAGTGCTGAGCTTGGCTCGGTCATTGATCAGCTGTGGCCCAAGTACGAAGAGGCGGTGGCCGAGGCCGGTCTCCCTATTGAGCGGCTGGGGACGGAGATCGTCCTGGGCGGGTGGTCGCCACAACAAAGTCGGATGGTGGCGACCGCGTACCTGAAGAATGCCGACGGTCGACCGGCGACAGTACAGCCGATCACTGGTCAGCTGGCGTCGCCAGGTGAGCCGCTCAGAGGCTTAACCCCGAGCATGGCTCAGGCAGAGATCTTGGCGGCCGGCCGCGTACAGGCGAGCTACCTCAACGCAGTTGAAGGGCGGCGGGTGGCCGGTGGCCGGCTCTTACTCGGATTCCTGCAGAAGGGCCAGGCAGTAGTGAAGGACCTCGGGCCGATCGGAGGCTCAGACGCAGCGAGCTAGACGATTTGGCCGCACATGGCCGGAGGGTGGCCCGACCGGCTGTACCAGGGGCGTGTAGGGGCACCTGACACGCCAAGGTAAGGGTCCGCCGCCGCCGCCACTGCCCGTCGTGCCGCCGACCGCCAGCAGCATCAACAGGCCCGGAGCTTGGCCGAGGTCGGGGTGGTGGAACTGAAGCGAATCAAGGAGGCGCTGGAACCGCGCCGGCCGCCGAAATATGCCAAGCCCAGGGCGAGGAATCTCATGAAGGCATGGGTCAGGCCGGGCGGTCGCAGCTCTGCCGCGGCGACTGATAGTCGGATGGCTCCGGCTGCACCTTGAGTTGAGGCTGCTGAAAGCGGTTGCGAAGCTGGTGGACAGTGCACCGTCCGAGTTGCCGCCGATGCCCGGATTGCCACCCGCCCCGGAGCTGTTGCGGGAGGCCCGCCGCCTGGTTGAGGCTGGGGACAAATGCGCTGGAGCGGGTCAAGCAAGCGCTGGAGCCGCCCAGGTCGCAGAAGGTGACCGACCGAAGCCGCCAGCTCCGACGACGGCCTGGGGAGCTAGGGTGATATGAGCCAGCCGAGACCAACGCGAAGGAAGAGGACGGCCTATTGATGCCCAATGGTTGCAAAAGTCATCACACTCCCTTAAGTATGGCATCTTGCCAAGTCCGGCAAAAGGAAGGGGGAAAGGCATGGCTAAGCCAACAGATGCGCGGATCAAGATCTCTGATGTGTTTCTCGATAGTAAGAACCCGAGACACAGCTCTATCGATAATGAGCCCGAAATAATCGATCATTTGGTGAAGAAGGAGAAGGTGCTTGCTCTGGCTCGAGAGATTGCAGCACACGGAACCTCGCCACTCGAGCGGTTGGCGGTAATTCCACATCCTGAAATCAAAGGGAAGTACATCGTTCAGGAGGGGAATAGGCGACTCTGTGCGTTAAAGCTCCTTCGAGATCCAGACCGAGCGCCAACTGCAAAAACGCGTGCCGCTTTTGAGCAACTGAAGGCGGAGTCGCGCCTTTCCCCCTCGATCGATGTTGTAATCTTTCCTGACCGTGTTTCCGCAAGATATTGGCTAAAGCTACGGCATCTGGGCGGGCAGGGTGGTGCTGGCGTTCGAAATTGGGATGCCACACAGAAAACTCGATTTGATGCCGAAGACTCTGGTACGAATCCAAATGCGCTTGCAGTCGATCTGCTCCAATATGCGCATGACTCCGGTATAATATCTGAGGGTGACATTGAGAAAATTAAGATAACAACACTGACTCGTTATCTTTCCAATGCAGTGGTGCGTGATGCGCTCGGTTTGGCAGACCGTTATAAGCTGGTTTCACTGGCGAAGCCTGAGCAGTTCGATATCGCAGTTTCGACATTTCTGCGCGATGCTGCGCAGGATGATTCGCCTATTTCGTCTCGATCAAATAGGCAGGATAGAGAAGCCTATGCGGCCACGCTAAGGCAGCGGGGAGCGGCGGTAAAAGATAAAGTTGACAAGCCTGTAGTTCCGAGCGTTGCTGCTGCGAAGCAGAGGCAGCGGAACAACCCAAACCCTGACTTTAGGCCAAAGATCGTTCCGGCTTCCTTTAAGGTGGTTCTGGAGAGTCCGGTTCTTAAGCGGGTTTTTGACGAGCTCCGTCAGATCGATCCGGATCTCTCATTTGCTTCGGCTTACCTCTTCCGAGCGTTTTTGGAGCAGGTTATCCATGATTATGCCAAGGTCAATGGCATTGGAGGCGGTGAATTCCATTCTCTTGCCGGGAAATGCGAAAAGCATCTATCTGGAAATTTGAAGCTTCAGCAAGAGTTTGGGGAGCGCAAATTGGATGGCATGCTAAAGCCACTCAGGACGATGGCAAATGATAGAGAAAGTCGTATCTCGCCTGATACGCTCGGTGCTTGGGTCCATGGCAGCATGATCCCCACTGGGGCCGAGATTAAGCGACGCTGGGACACCCTCGAAGCCGCCATCTACCTGCTTTGCCGTGGTCTGAAAAAGTAGTGGCCACAGGGCCCGAAGCGTAGTAGAGTTTGTCCATGGAGGGACTATGCCAATAACGTACTCGCCATTGCGCTACCCAGGGGGGAAGACTCAGTTGACCCCCTTTGTGGTGGATCTTTTGCGCGCAAATGATTTGTTTTATGGCTCTTATGCTGAGCCTTTCGCTGGCGGATGTGGAATAGCTTTGAAGCTGCTAATGGATGGCTTTATGTCTGAGATCTATATCAATGATATTGATCCCGCTATCTATTCCATGTGGAATTCTGTCATAAATGAAACGGATGAGCTCTGCTCTTTGATCGAGGGGACGCCAGTTACGATCGATGAATGGAGGAGACAGCGTGCGATCCAGGATTGTGGTGGTCGTTCATCTCTCGAGCTTGGATTTTCGACTCTCTTCATGAATAGGACTAACCGGTCTGGCATTCTGAAGGCGGGTGTGATTGGTGGATTCGATCAGCGTGGTGATTATCTTATGGATTGTCGTTTTCATAAGGCTAATCTTATAAAGAAGATTAGAAGGATCGCGCTATATGCTGATCACATCCATCTGACTCAGCTGGATGCGGTAGTGTTCCTCAAGAAGGTTGTGAAGAAGATCAAGGGGAAGGTCCTAGTGAATATCGATCCTCCCTATTATAAGAAGGGGCCTGAGCTGTATCGTAATTTCTACGATCATGATGATCATGTCTCGCTCTCAAAGGAGATTGCGAGGTTGGGTCATCCATGGATGGTTACCTACGATAATGCCCCAGAAATTCGTGAGATATATGATGGGTATCCGTCCCTGCGAAAGAGTTTGAGATATTCCGCGCAGGTCAAGCGTATGGGTGTTGAGTTGATGATTTTGGATCCGACACTCAAGGCGCCGAAAGGTGAACGGTCCAAGTCTGCTGCTTCTGCCGCGTAGAGATATCGGGAGAAGCCGGGTTTTCGATGGCAAATCTTTCCAAGGCGCTCATCATTCTATGAGCAGATGCTAAGGGATGGTGGAGTGGCTCCCTTGGCTCTTAACGATACGATTCGGGCCATCAGGCGTCAGGAGAAGAGCAACCTCATTTTCATCCCCAGAGTGCGAATGTTGAGGAAGACATGATTGCACTTTTGGACAAGGTGCAGTCCCTTTCGTTTGACGACTTTCAACGAAACAACCCGGATCGACTAGCAGTGCTTAGTCAGCGTGGTTTGTGGGTGCTTTTAGTCAAATTGTCTATGCACTTTCTGCAGCCGCATGAAGGTGTTGCGCGGCACGCAGCTTAAACGTCCCATGAAGTTGCGCGCGCTGTGTTCAGCAGCGCGTCCGGAACACCTCGTGTGTAAGCACGTCGTCTAGTTCAAGAGCAGCGTTTGCTGGCGCGCTCTCCAAGCGGCCCTCCCTTGCCTTCGCATGGCATCCGCGATGATCTGTAGATCTCGTGAGCCAAGTGCGGCTTCGCGCGGTAGCACCGGCGTGCCAGGAGACGATTTGTACTTGTCTCAGCGGCTGCCATCGTCTGCTCAACCATGACGTCTGAGCAGCGCCGCGCCGGCACTCAGTCCGAACAGTTCAGGCAGGCAGTCGCCCCGTTCGCAGGTTCTGCGACCGCCGGCCGTATGCTTCCGGCCATGCTTCCTTCGCACGGCCACCATGGTTTCCGCACCGCCCCGCTCCCGTCCGGCTGGGTCCAGACCGGTGAGCGCTGGGTGCTCTGGTACAACGGCCGGGAGACGGCCAGCGTTGCCCCTGATGGTGGTCCCGGGGTGCACCTGTGGATGGAAGGCCAGAAGATGTGGCAGGTCAAGGAAGTGCGCGCGGCGAGCGTCCGGCAGGCGAAGCGGTACGCCGAGCGCTGGTGCGCGGCCAGGCTCTATCCCGACCTTCCCCTGCGCCAGGCCGTCGCCCGGCTGACGGACAACACCCCGATCCGTCTGCCCCCGCCACTGCCCGGCCTGCCGCCTACGCGCGAGCAGCAGCAACAGGCGCGCCGACTGGCTGAGTCTGGGGCGCTGGATCTGACACGGATCAAGGAAGCGCTGGAGCCGCGCAAGCCGCCGGCAGCTACCAAGCCCAGAGCGAGGGATCCTCAGAAGGCGCGGGTGAGGGCGGCGCTGCAGCAGCTGCGGCGCGAAGCCCGAGCAGACCACTGACCGTTCGCCCAGCATGGCACTGGGATCCACATGCCCGGCGGTATGCCTGTCGCAGCTGCAGCGACTCGCGCCGCTCATGCTTGATCTATGAAAAGAGAGTCCTTCGAGCAGGAAAGGCTTCAATCGGCGGCTGCCCGCCAGCTGTGCCAGGCCACCGAACTGGAGCGTGATCGCTCCGGAAGCTGGAGGTCAAAGGCACGCCGACAACGCAGCGCAGCTCGCCTTCGTGCCTGTGCCAGCAATCACCAACGCGCCGCTCACAGGGCGGCGGGGCTGGATCTCCCTGACAATTTGCCGTTCTAGGGCGCTGCCTTGCACCCCACCTTGGTTGCAGTGGCACCTCCGTCGATCAGTAGTTGATATCAGCGATCGCGTCGCGCTTGTCGGCGTCGTACTCGTCTGTGTGTAGGGCTTCTCTTACCCCGTGCTGAGGGAATTCTGATTGACATGCGAGGCACATCTCTGCAATTTTGAAGTCGTTAAGAATTCATCCCTCACTCGCAGTGAGGGCTAGATCGAGATTGCACGGAATGAAAACGAAACACGCGTTGGCCGTGGCTGTCACGCTTGGGGTAGCGGCCGTGTTGTCCTACCTCGTCGTGGGCTCAGCACGGGATCAAGACAGCATTGCAGCCCGAAGCGTCCGCAGTTCTGATTCGCAAAGATCGGGCTTCACTGGTTCCAAGCAGGCGCCCCCGGTACTTCGGGGATCGATCGAAGATGCCAGGAAAAAGATTGATCCGACAGTCTTCCAACCACTTGGCGCGAAGGCGTATCAGATACTTCGTTTAGATGATGCGCGCCCACCTGGGGACGCTCTTGAGTACATTCGTGGTCTTATCCCTAGATCCAAGTCTGGCGACCCCCTCGCCACATTCAGCATCTATCTGGCCGTCTCCGATTGCCGCAACTACTTGAGCGGAGCCGCTGACCGCGGGCCTCCTATCGGTACGGTCGGAACCAGCGACCTCAAGAACCTTGAGAAAACCGAGCGCAAAATTTCCGAATGCGCAGCCCTGTCAGCTGCCCGAGATATCACCGAAGAGAGGTGGCTTGAGACTGCGGCACGGCAAGGTTCTATGGAGGCGAAACTTTATTACTCAATCGACTCCAACTCCATCATCGGCGACGCCGCTGACCGAGTTAGTCACCCTGAAAAGGTGATCGAATGGAAGGAGCAATCCATCTCCTACCTGAAAGAGGTTGCAGGCACAGGAAACGTTGATGCCATTGCTCGGCTTTCGAGCGCCTATGAAAACGGCATCATGGTCGATCAGAACCTGGAGCTCGCCTATGCGTACGCCCTCGCCGCAAACATGGTGAAGCCAGACTCATCTGGGCCCGCACTCATTAGTAATCTGGAAAGCAATCTCTCGGCAAGGCAGCGGGAGTCGGGGGTGTTGTTGTCGCGCAGTATCTACAAGTCCTGCTGTACTCTTTGAAATGGAATTTTTGATAGATGAAAATCAGCAAGAAGAGATTCTTGGCGCTCTCTGTAGTTGCTACAGGCTTCGTGGTTGCGGGTTTGGCGGTTGCCGCTGACTGGGTTCCACCGAGGAACTGGGGGCCCTTCAAATGCGACAAATGTAAGGTGGCTCCTTACATGCCTGATACGTCAACGCTGGCGTACCTCAAGGATTTCAAACTCACCATGTCGTTGAAGGGGGAAAGGCTATTCACCAACGACACTGTAACCGTGTGTGCAGGCTCGTTCTGCACAACTTACACGCTAACCGATTCCGGTGACTTCCTGGGTGGCGGCGCCAAAGACAACACTCCGCCTGGCGGTGGTGGTACCGGAGATGGCGGCAACAGTGGCGGCAGTCATGGCGGCGGTGGTGGTACCAATCTCGGTGGCTCCGGTGGCTGCGTCGGAAATTGCACCGGCGTCGTTACGGTAAAGCCACCGTTCCAGGAAAACCCGGTCTAAACTCTGGAAAATTCAAGGCGTTGCACAACTGCGGTCCGTCGGGCCGCAGTTGCACTACTCCTTCCTGCACGACCTCGTGCCTGCGCCAGCAGTCACCAACGCGCCGCTCACAAGGCGGCGGGGCTGGATCTCCGTGACAATCTGCCGTTCTAGGGTGCCGCTTTGCGACGCAGCTTGGTCACGGTCGCGCCTTGGTTGGTCAGGAGCTGATACAGAGCGTCGATCGCGCCACGCTTCTCGGCGTCATACTCATACTTGTTGTAGTGGCGCTTCTGCACGCCACTGAGGCCGTGTGACTGGACGTGACCACGGACTTCCTCCGAGAAACCGGCCGCAGCAAGGCGCGTCTCGACCGTCCGCCGCAGGTCGCCTGGCGTGAACCTCCGGCCATCCAGCTCGCCCGCCGCCACCATCTCATCTACGACCCGGTCCAGTGTGCCGCGGAAGATGTCGTAGGTCACTGGTTCGCTGCCGTCGGTGATCGTGAACACGAAATCGCCCAACTTCTCTCCGCGCATCGTGACCAGGTCGGCTAAGCTGTGCTCGATCAGCGGGACCACGTGCACTCGGGGCCGCTTGCGTCGACCCTTGATGTCCAGAATGCGCACGGAGTTGTGGTCCAGGTCGACGTCGGTAATGACCATGCGAGCCATCTGCGAGATGCGCTGTGCACCGAGCAGCAGGTGGAATCGCAGCATCGCCCCACGGGCATCAGTCATGCCGGAGATCCGGCGCCAATAGGCCCGTAGCTCAGCAAGCGACAGGGCATGCTCGCGGGGAGTACCGCTGTCGACGGTAGAAAGGTCCTGAGCGGGGTTACGCGAGAGGTTCAGCGCCCGCAGGGCATGCGGCGCCGCCGCGTCCTGCTTCGCTCGGATGGCCGCCGAGTAGGCCGCGCGCAGGTAGGATCTGATCTTGCCGGCCTCCCGAGGCGTCTCCGCTTGGATCAAACGGGCCAGGACAGGGATCAGGTCGTCCAGTACAACCTCTGCCGCAGGCCGCTGCCACAGCGAAGGCCACGCCGTCTCGATATGCAGCTTGACCGCCTTTTCGACATTGCAGGCGCTGACCTTGCTGGCATCCTTCAGGCTCTGAACGTACGCGTTCATGAGCGCGCCCAGCGTCGCTTCGCTTCGGCTGCGGGTCTCGGATTCGGCCCGAGCCTGTTCGCGCGCTGCAGCTTCCTGATCGGCCAGTAGCGCCGCGCGCAGGTCTCGGTCACCCGATTGGTATCTGCGCGCCAGCGCGGCTGCCGCAGACCTGGCTTCGGCCAGTGTCAGGGTGCTGCCCAGAGATAGCCGGTCCTGTCTTCGATTGGGGCCTGTGTAGCGATAGTAGAAGCCGATCGCGCCAGAGGCGAGCTTCCTGGCTTGAAGGACGCCGGCACCGTGCGTCGCCGCGTCGTTGGCCCATTCCCCGGTTGCGAGCGCGGCAAGCCCGCGAGCTGTCAGCTGTCCGTTTCCCTTTGCCAC